GAACATCGATGCTAAACTTAGAGAAATGCTAAGTAAAGCACTATTAATTCAAGGAGTTATAGATGTCAAATAAATTATCAGATGCAAATTTGATTAGACTAAAACAATTAGTTAACGATGGAGTCCAGGTTCTCCAAGAATGCGAAGATCTTAAAACTGGCCTCAGTGAAACAGTAAAAGCAATCGCCGAAGAGCTTGAAGTGAAACCAGCACAGCTCAATCGAATTATAAAAATTTCGCATAAAGCTAATTTGGGTCAGGTAGAGGCTGACTTTGAAGAAGTCAAAAGTATGTTAGATCAACTCGGGAGAGGGTATTAATTTACAATTGTCAAAGTGCCATCTTTTCATCTGAGAAGATCCGCCTGTCATGTTACAGTGTGGACATTTCAAGACAGGCTTTGGCTTACCTTTCAGGGAATCGCTGACTTTCTGTTTGTGCTCTGTGGTAAGTGGTTTCTTTTTTATGCCTTTCTGCCACAAACTTAACTTTTTAACATGTTCAGGTGACTTAGGTACACCCGTAAGAGCATTTCTTATTTTATTTTTATGGTCATCGGTCAACGGAACACCAGTCAACGGGCTCCCATTTTCCAATTTCGTGTCTTTAATTTTTTGAATATGCTCTTGCGACAACGGCCGACCGCGCTGTGTTTCGGATCTCTTTTGATTTGATTCAGGAGACTGTGGTTTCCCTTGTTTAGCAAGAGAAATTTTTCTACTATGTTCTTCGGTCCTCGGTGGTTTAGGTTTGCCTTTATTAGACGCAGAAATTTTTAACTTTGTATCTTCGCTCATTGGTATACCAGCTTTAAGCGTACTTAGCTGCCTTTTAATCCAACCATATTGTTTATTATTGCGATCTTGCCTGCTATTACAGACTGTCATCATGTTCATTGCGTAGATAAGTTTATGATTACCGGGATACATCTTGACCAGAAGTTGGTGCGCAATAAAGTGCTCCTCTGGTGTAAGTTTAACCAGATTTTCCTTATTATCGGCTCCACCCATGCATCTCGGAACAACATGATGCGTTTCGGTATAAACGTTTACAAGCGTTCTTGTAGACGCCCTAACAATTAGTGAGTTATAAATTTTGCTGTAATTCATAGATATCCCGATAAATACTTAATATATTTATCAAGCTTTAACAAAACGGAGAAAGAAAATTTATATAGATGCCCTATTTCGCCGAGGCGGCGATAGCGAAGTAATCAGGATTGTTGAGCGTGTAAACGGTAAACGCGTTTACAGAGAGTTTCCGCCTGACTATCATTTCTATCTCACCGACCCTAAAGGATCACATAAATCAATTTACGGAGATTCCGTAAAAAAGATTGTTCCGCGCACGTTTATAGAAAAACAGAAGATACTAAAAACATTATCGAGCAATTCTCGAAAGTGGGAAAGCGATGTTGATCCCATTTTTAGATGCCTGGAACAAAATTATTCATCCGGGGATGCACCTGCATTAAATGTTGCATTCTTCGATATTGAAACCAGCTTTGATAAAGAATCAGGCTGGTCTGAAGCTTCGGATGCAAATAACTATATTACTTCTATATCTATTCATCTACAATGGTTAGACGAGCTTATATGCTTGGCAATACCACCAGATACATTATCCTGGGATGAAGCACAAACTATTGCCGATGAAGTTGGTAATGTTGTCCTGTTTGAAAAAGAAGGCGATATGCTCAATGCATTTATGGATGTTATTGAGGATGCCGATGTATTGAGTGGTTGGAATAGTGAAGCATATGATATTCCATATGTTGTGAATCGTGTTAAGAAAGTACTCGGGAAACACGAGGCTAGAAGAATGTGTCTTTGGGAACAGGAACCCAAGGTTCGTGAATTCGAGCGAGGCGGCAAGAATTTACCAACTTATGATTTGCTTGGCAGAGTTCATGTCGATTATCTTCAATTATACAAAAAGTACAATTATGAAGAACGTCATAGTTATGCATTGAATGCTATTGCAGATATTGAGCTTGACGAAACTAAAGTCCAATACGATGGTACCTTATGAATTGTATAATGACGACTTTAAGAAGTTCTTAGAATATAACATACAAGATACACGATTACTTGACAGGCTTGATAAGAAACTACAGTTTATCGATTTAGCAAACTCAATTGCACATTCCAATTGTGTTTTAATTCAAACAACAATGGGTGCAGTTGCTGTTACAGATCAAGCTGTTTTGATTGAAGCTCATGGCCGCAATCAAATCTGTCCAGATAAGAAGCATGGGAAAGATTCGGAAAGCAATCGGGCTGCGGGAGGCTGGGTTGCAAACCCAAAGAAAGGATTGCATAAGTGGTTAGGTAGCACCGATATGAAGTCTCTGTATCCATCAGTAATACGAACACTCAATATGAGTCCTGAAACAATTGTTGGCCAACTTCGGTTAGACAGAACTAATGCTGCAATTTCAGCATGGGAATCTAAGGGTGGCAAATATACCTTTGCATCTTGGTGGAATGACAGATTTAACGTGTTGGAGATGGAAGAATTCTTTAACAACGATATCGGTACTAAGTTGCAGCTTGATATGGAGAGTGGCGATACTTTCGAAATTACTGGTGCCGAATTGCGCCAACTAATTTTCAGTGGTGAACAACCGTGGTGTATTAGTGCCAATGGCACAATCTTCAGAACAGATGTTGACGGTGTTATTCCATCACTGTTGACACGTTGGTATAACGAGCGTAAGACCTTGCAAGGTATTATGACAAATTACCAATCTATTGAAGATAATCCTAAAATTGAAGGTATTAAAATACCTCAAGATTTGTTCACTTTAGTCGATGTTAACGATACTGACGTCAAAGCTAACCCCTACTTAGAATCAGAGGCTTTTAAGCCTAAAAAGCTGCAGGAATTAGTCACAGAAGGGCATAAAAAACGTGTGGTTCAGTATATGAATCAGCACAATCTTACAGTCAAGGATGGCAAGGCAATTAGCCGTGATCAGAGTACGTTAAAGCGTATTATTGGATTCTGGGATAAGCGACAGTTAGTTAAGAAGATTAACTTGAACTCTGCATATGGTGCTCTGTTAAATGCGGGCAGTCGATTCTTCGATCAACGTCTGGGACAGTCGACCACCCTAACTGGACGTTCAATTACAAAACACATGGCAGCGAAGACCAATGAAATGATTGCAGGCGAATATGACCATTACGGTAAAGCAGTTGTGTATGGTGATACAGACTCTTGTTATTTCTCTGCATATCCTATTCTTAAAGATGAGATCGAACGTGGCGAAATTCTATGGACTAAAGAGAGTGTAGTAGATTTATATAACAACCTTGCAAAAGCAGTTTCTGCTACCTTTCCAGAATTCCTTGATAGAACATTTAATGTTCCTGTCAAACGTTCAACAGGTGTTATTGCAAGCTCACGTGAAGTTGTTGCCGAAAGCGGACTGTACATTGTTAAGAAGCGTTATGCCGTACTGATGTATGAAAAAGATGGTATTAGACTCGATGTTGGTGGAAAGCCGGGAAAAGTCAAGGCAATGGGCCTTGACCTAAAACGTGCTGATACTCCTAAGTTTGTGCAAGAATTCTTATCTGAGATTCTGCTTGATACCTTGTGTGACAAGGGAGAAAATTTCGTTATTGAGAAGATTCGTAAATTCAAAGAAAAATTTGAAGATATGAAACCGTGGCAGCAAGGTACTCCTCGCGCAGTTAATAAACTATCTCATTACAGAGAAAAACTTGAAGAGTCTGGTATTAAGAAACTGCAAGGTATTGAAGTAGGGAATCTACACGTACCTGGTCACGTAACAGCAAGTCTTGCGTGGAATCGTTTAAAGGATATTAACAATGATCAGCATGCCATGCGTATCATTGATGGTCAGAAAATTATTGTCTGTAAGTTAAAAGAAACTTCTGAGAATAGGCTCAGCAGTATTGCATATCCAGTTGATGAAGCACATTTACCTGATTGGTTCTTAACTTTACCATTTGACACAGATGGAATGCAAGCAGGTATTGTAGATAAGAAAGTTGAAAACTTAGTTGGATGCTTAAAGTGGGATTTGAGCAGAACACAGAAAGAGCATGCACATCTGGAAACTCTTTTTGACTTCGGCGCACTGTGAAATTCTTGACTTTCGGTCAGAGCTTTGTTAAACTGAACAATGAACACATATTTTAACAAGCAAGCGAGAAATAGTGAATACTTCTTTATTTTGGAATCAGTAAAGAACACTAAGAAAAAAACAGTTAAGTTAGAATTACAAAAAATATCGACGGAGGCCAGGGCCTCCGTCGATATTGTTAACTATGTATTTGTGCGATATGCAGCAAGTGGTAGTATACCAGTATTTAAATTAAAGGAAATCACATGAACATTACAGCAATAAGAAAAGATGATATTATTTTTATCCAGACACCGGTGGGCCAGCTACCCCCGGCCAAGGTTGAAGAACGCATTAATGAGATTAAAAAGGATTTTGGTGAATATTTTGATAATGCAATGATCATCTTAGGTACATTAGATGAAGAGTACACGTTTGAGATTTTAAGAAAGGAATAAAAATGTTATTAGATGCATTAAGAGATATTGTAAAGCACACACATTCGTTGGGCTTTATTGAAATGGTAAAAGTTATCGGTACCAGTACCGATTTAAAGATTGAAACAAAAGACGACAATAATACAGTTATCATCTATGGTAATATGTATCAACCGGTTAAAGATCTTGAAAGCACCGTTGGTCTTTCTCAGATGGGTGTGCTAAAAGGTTTTATCACTATGATGCCAGAGAAAACTAATTTGTCTGTCTCGAAAGAACAAAGAAACGGTATCGATTCACCTGTCGGTGTGAAATTTGATGGAGCAGGATTTCTGGCTAACTATCGATTTATGTCGGAATCAATGATTAATGATCAGGTTAAGGTGCCTCCATTCAAAGGTGCGTCTTGGGATATTACCATTGATCCCAGTAAGGCATCAGTTGATCGACTGAACAGTACATTTGGCGTTCTGGGAAGCCTTGAAAAAAGATTTACAGTTATTGTAGACAAAGGTAACTTAAATTTCCAAGTAGGTTCCGGCCCCACAAACAGTGTAACAACCACATTTGCAGAAGGTGTAACAGGCAATCTAAAACACCAATGGACTTATCCATTGGGTCAGGTGCTTAGTATTCTAAAGCTTGTTGATACCTCGAATGCAAAAATGAGTTTTTCAGATATGGGTGCTTTGAAGATTGATATTGACAGCGGTACTGGAAAATATTCTTATATTCTTCCAGCTGGCAAAGCCTAATGGATCAACTTGAGCCGGGATGCCTGGCCAGAATCATTAAATCACTCGATGGGCTTTCGGTTGGTAAGACAGTCCAGTGTATTCATATTGTAGGCACACATTCTGAATATGGAATTGTTTGGCATGTGCGCTCAAACGAAACTCTGGTGACTGAATATGGTGGTGTCGGGCACGAAGCCGATGTTCCGGCTATATGGTTGAAGAAAATCAAGCCCGGTGAGATTCCAAAAATAACAGAAATAAACATCACTAAGACCGAAAAAATCTAAATATAACATGACACAAAATAGAATAAATTTTACAGAGAGACATATCAACGGCGGCTGGGCAAAATATTTGCCAGCCATTAGTGGGTTCTATACAACACATCTCGGTAAGGCAGCAGCCGATGAAGAGTTTATACCTAAGGATCGTATTCCAGCAAATTTTGAATTAGGCATACAAGGACTTAATTTTTTAGACGAAGATAATAGCTATTTTAATTACAAGTTTGGATTATATTCTGCAGGCCATGCTGAAAGAAATCTTTCAAAATGTGATGATAGAGAACCTATGATTCACAGACGTGATCGTAGTAAAACTATTCTTATCGGTGACTCTGGTGGATTCCAGATTGCTACAGGTGTTATCAAGGTTGACTGGTCCACTGTTATGACACCAGCAGGAGATAAACTAAGAGAGGAAATTCTTAGATATCTCGAACACACGGCTGATTGGTCAATGACTCTGGATGTGCCTGCCTTTGCAGCATTGCCACCATTAAGTGAAAAGACCGGACTAACAAAATTTGAGGATTGTTTAGATGTAACTGAATACAATCTCAAATATTTCTTAGAACATCGCATACCAGGAAAGACAAAATTTCTAAATGTTTTGTCAGGCAGCGATAATGAAAATTCTAAGACATGGTATCAGCGTGTATCTCAGTATAGCTATCCAGACTATGTTGAAGCAATTGGATATTCGCGCGATCGTGCATTCGAAGGATGGGCATTTGCTGGTATCAATATGAAGAATATGAAAACTGTTCTTGAAAGACTTTTAGACCTTCGAGCAGACGGTTTGCTTGAGGGTAAAGATTGGATTCACTTTCTGGGTATTGGTAGATTAGACTGGGCATGCTATTTGACATCCATTGAACGGATGTTGAAGAAGTATGATAATCCTAATATCAATATTAGTTTTGATGCTGCGTCGCCATTTGTTGCAGCAGGTGGTTACGCATTATCTTACAACTATAATTATTTCAAACCAGACCAATTAACTTATGCAATGGGCAAAGGCATTGATGATAAGGTATTGAAGGGCAGCAAAAAAGCCATGCCATTTCAAGGTCCAATTATGGAACGCCTAACCGCAGGAGATGTATGTGTTATGGGTCCTGGCGATTTGAATAAACACAACAAAGAAGGCAAGACCAGTTGGGATACCACATCATATGCACTTGTCATGGCCCACAATGTCTATAATCACATTCAAGCCATTCAGGAAATTAATCGACTTGCTGATATCGATTATGCTACACGCAAGAAAGTAGATTATCGCGATTGGTATCAAATTCGCAATAAGAAGATTAACATCAACGACTTTGTACCTAATTCTATTATTTTCTTTAACAACTTTGTTGAGGTGTTACTTGACCCAAATACAAAGAACCCGTATAATATGTTAGACGAAAATGAAGTATTTCTCGACTATATTAGCTTTGGTGACAAGAAGCCAGTGACAACATATGGTGATCTATTTGGAAGCAACGAAGATCATAGTAATGAAGATCATACTCCTACAGTTGAAGAACTAGCGAGTTTGGATAAAGAAGATTTAATCAATATTGACGATGAAATATGATCTACAATCTAAGCTTTCAACACTAGAAGCTATGATAGGTGTTCAGACTCAAAGCTTATCTCAGGGATATATGCATGGGATGTTGAATGGGCTTATTTGCGCCCATTCAATTTTTTCAAATCAGCCACCATCGTATGTATCCATGCCGAGAAAAAGAACAAAAATTAGACACAAGAATAAGAAAGAATTATGACACAAAAATTATGCATTTATCATGGAAATTGTTTGGATGGATTCACCGCAGCATGGATTGTCCGCAAGGCTTTAGGTGATATTGAATTTTTCGCAGGTTATTATCAGAATCCGCCACCAGATGTTACCGATAAAGATGTCTACATTGTGGACTTTTCATACAAGCGGCCAGTAATGGAAGAACTTGCAAAGAAAGCGAATAAAATTATTCATATTGATCACCATGCAAGTGCTATTATTGATATGCAAGGGTTTGATGCAATTGAAAAATATTATAGCGAAGATAATAGTGCAAGCGGCGCCATGCTATGTTGGAGATATTTCTTCCCAGAAACCGAACCTATCGATCTAGTCAAATCAGTGGATGATAGGGATCGATGGGCATTTAAGATTCCTGGCACACGAGAAGTACAGGCTTCTATATTCAGCTATGAATACACATTTGAAAACTGGGATATGTTAGCAAGTTTACCGATTACACAGTTAGAGAATGAAGGTAAAGCCATTGACAGAAAACATTTTAAAGACATTAAGGAACTTGTTGGGGCTATGACCAGACGAATGAATATTGCTGGTTATAATGTGCCGGTGATTAATGTTCCATATACATTAGGTTCTGATGCTGGTAACATACTTGCGAAAAATGAACCATTTTCTGCATACTACTATGAAAAGAAAGACCGCGTAGAGTTCGGTCTACGATCGGATAGCAAAAATCCCGATGCAATAGATGTATCTAAGATTGCAGTTATGTTTGGCGGTGGTGGTCATAAGAATGCAGCAGGATTTAGCGTAAGTTTCGAAGTTGCAAAAAAATTCCAAGATTAATTATGTGGACAAAAATTAAAGAATGGTTAGATCCCAACACGGAAATAAAAAAGAAGATAGAAGAATCTAAAAAGAGAAATGCGGACTTTGTTTCCTCACTTGATATGAGACAGCGTGATTACTATTTTTCTCTCACCGATTCTTGGCGCAAAGAGCTGGTTCGTTTAGAAAAGCGCGTCTACGATCTTGAAAATCATGAAAAAGTATAGCACATCCGAAAAGAAACCATCGAAGATGTTCATCCGTTCACTTAACGGTGGTGGTTCATCTTCGATTTACTGCAACTGTGGCAGGCAGCATTATGCACCAGAAAATCTTTATGGAAGTGATCACGAAGGCGACTATGAGAGTATGTTAGCAAGTGCTCTTGCAGAAAAGGCTGATGACGAAGACGGCATTGTGATACACTATAATACAGATTTCGTATATGCCAAGGATATTGATAATAAAACATTTGTTGTCGATTGCCCTTGTAATGGGTTAAGAAAGTACGAAGAGTGGATCTGGAACAATAGAGAAATTATACGGGACTATCTAAAAGTAAGAGTGGAGCAAGAACACGCCTGGGCACAGCAGGAACTAACACTTAATAAATTAGCAGGAATTTCAAAATGAATGAAGACGAAGAAGCTGACCTCATTATCGAAAGACTAAAGAAGACTAAGAAAGAAAAGATGCAAGAGGATTTCGAGAAGACGCTATCAGCACTTATTGAACATCTTGCTGAAAAAGCAGAAAAGGCATTATCTCTGCACAAGTCATTGCAGAAATAAAAGAAGATTTTGAATGAAAGAAAAAGAAGAAAAAAGAGACATCCTTGGTCAACCACTTTCAGAAGGTTCGTATGTTGCGGTCGCACACCACAACGGATTGTATGTATGTGTTATTAAGAAGATAACACCAAAAAAATTGCGAGTGAGAAATATAAAATCATCTCCAGAATCGGATGGTTGGTTGGTTTATTCTACAGAAACTGTTAAACTAAGTGGTGAAGATGCATTAGCATACATCTTGACATATGCAAAATGAATAACCACAACGACAATGAACAAAAACGCGATCCACTGAACCCAGATTCAGAACAATCCTTGTTTGAAAAATTAAGCATGGATGAAGAAGACTATGTTGCATTGCAATTTATCCGACACGCGGTTAAGAAGATCATTAAAGATGAACATACATATGGAAATCAACACCAACAAGGCAATGCTGATAAGTAGATGAAAATTTTAAAAAATATTGTTATAGCAGAATCGAAGAAATTAAATGTGGTATGGTCCACACTTGATACAGATTCTATAATAGAAGAGAAACCAATTGATATCTCTAAGCTAACACGGGATGAGCAAGCTGATCTTATTATTGAAAAGCTCAAGGCTCCGCCGAAACCAATTCGAACGCTCGAAGACGAGCTGGCAGACATTCTTTCAATGGAGATAGCGGCCGCGATTGATAAAGAAATAATCGAAAAATTATCTGTGTTACCAAATCTTTTATCTAAAGGACAATTATGAGAAAGCTTTTTTATTGCGGAATTGAAAAATTACAAGCAAGGTATTCTTTACAACTCGAAGACTGGAATACAACTGTCTTTAAACGTAGAGGTATTAGTTATGAAATTGTGTATGGTGATGATCTTACCGGTGATCAAATTGTCACCGGTAGTGTTCTTGATGCACACGGCAGGAGTTTCTATGGTCTTACACAGATTTCAAATTTAGTGAAATTAATGAAGGCTGGTAAAATTACTTCCAAAGATGTAATCTTCTTTGAAGATATGTTTACTCCTGGTATGGAATCTTTGCCATACATTTTGGATCAAGTGCCAAAGAAGTTCAGACCAAAGATTTATGTTCGGTGTTTAGCTCAATCCATTGATCCGGACGACTTTGTTAATCGCGAAGGTATGTTCCGTTGGATGCGCCCCTATGAACAAATGGTCGATTCATTTGTTTCTGGTATTCTTGTTGCGAGTGAAGAAATGGTTGCGCACCTGCGTATTGCAGGATTCAAGGCACCGATTTATGTTACTGGATTACCTTTCGGTAAGGAAGAAGTGCAGAGTCGCGTCCCATTTATTAAACCGATTACATCACGTGAACAACGTGTTGGGTTCGCCGCACGATGGGATGATGAAAAACAACCCGAATTCTACATGCAATTAGCACAAAAATTCTACAAAACTCGCCCAGAGGTAGAGTTTGCTGTGTTCTGTGGACACCCTGCATTGAAGAGCAATAATCCTCAACATGTTGAATTTGCACGTTATCTAGAAAATAGCGGAACCGCAAACTTCAAGGTTTACACCAACTTGAAGAAAAATGATTACTATGAACTTCTTGCTGAGAGTACCGTTTTATTCAACTGTGCCCTGCAAGACTGGGTAAGTAATACTGTAAGCGAAGCTGATTCTTTCGGTACACTAACGCTATACCCAGCATATAGAAGTTTTCCGGAAGTTTTCGCTAATAACGCTGATAACATGTATATTCCGTGGAGTTTGGATGATGCGGCAGCAAGATTAGAGAAAATGTTCGCACAGCCCACAAAATACTCAACTGGTGCTGTCAGCGATTGGCAGAATGGCACTATTGATCGTACATTGGATGTGTTTGAAGGTAAAGGCGAAGAATGGGCCCGCAACACAAATGATTACAGAAAGAACGTAGCAAAGGCAAAATACTGATATGAAGAAATCATTCTTTAAAAATATTCCAAGGCAAGAAGGCACTACATTTGAGGATCATGCCTTTATTATCTTTGGAAAATGTTTTAGGGCAACTGCTACAATAGAAAGATTGCCCGATGGTACTGCGCTTGATCACGATCGACGGCCAGATGGATGGTATCTGCTTTTTAATTTGCCATTTTATAGAATTCAGAAATATACCTGTACCAGTACTTTCGAAAATAAAGAAGGAATATGCTATCCCAGATTACTGATACGTATTAGAAAGATTGGTACAGGTAGATATTATTCTGCCACCCCAAGATTTGTATGGGTACCAAAGGATGAGGCAACTATAGTGAGATACGATGATCCGTATCTTTCCGCACTTGAAACAAAAGAAAAATTGATAAGGAAATAATATGAAAAGAGAAGGTCATAACAAGGCAACATTTTTTGTAGGAGCGGAAGTAGAACATACACCAGCATTCTCAAAGAAAACATTATTTGTGGTCGGTATTCAGCCAGTTGAAAAGATTGAAGAATATGCACGCGAACATAAGACACCTCATATCTTTATGGGTGCAAATCAGTCGTTTGAATTATCAAATCCCGGATATTGGGACAATGTTATTTCAGTTCTGCTCGGAAAAGGATTTACAGTAACCCTGGATTATGCTGTTGATTTGCATAAAACCGTGCTAAATGTATTAAGTCCCATTGTTTGGCAAAATCGGAATTTTATTCCATTGCTTAGTGTGCGAATTCCAAAAGTCGAAACATCGAGTCCTAATTTAACTGTTAAAATCGATGATATTGATTTTGGAGCAACTAACCCAGGTGTATGGTGCTATCATTTCCATGAAATTACTGATAGCAATCGTTTTACTGCATGGGGTGAATATAGCAACGACCATGTTATTGATTCTCTACCTTTGCCGGTTCTTATGCCAGTTATCAAAAATGTAGAAGAAAAAACATTAATAGAGCGACTGAACGAGGAAATAAAGGGACCATTGAATAATAGTGATCTCGGACTCGATACTGAACCTACAACAGCACTGAAACCTGAGCCAACCGAAACTCAACCAGCAATTATCGCGGCCATTGTGAAGACACCAGAAGATGCCGCCGCAGCCTATGCTGGTGATGCAAAGGTTGACCCACTTGGTAAAGATGCTTCTAAAAAACCAAAGGCTAAGAAGCAATGAGAACATTTATCAAGGTAAGAACTGAATTCGAAGGATTTCATTATTACCCTAATGCTGGTAGCATCGATTCAAGAATTACATTTTTAGAACATACGCATCGGCATATATTCAAGGTTGAGGTAAAGATTTCTGTCACACATCTTGATCGAGAACTTGAATTTTTCTTGGTAAAATGGGCACTCTCTGATTTTATTGAATCTGGAAATCAAAATCATAAATCCTGTGAGATGATAGCAACAGATATTCTAGAAAATCATCTGTTGCCTAAATATGGGAAAGATAGGTACTATGAAATCACTGTGTCTGAAGATGGTGAATCAGATGGCATTGTGGAATATATTCCAAAAGAAAGCTCTTCCACTTAATGATGTGATTGTTGATACCATACCTGTGTTTGATAAGAAATATAAGGTTATACTCGAATGTCCGATAAAGGTAGAATATATTGCACAGATGTTAGATTGGATAAACAGCAGCAGTCAACATTCAGTCGACGTGAAGTATTCAGATTATCCAAATAGCGAGGCATGGTATGCACCAGCCGGAATAATAAGAGCAAACAGGAAAATGTATATTGCATTCGAAGACGAAACTGATGCATTAATTTTTAAAATCAAGTATCTATGAATCTAAGCAAAGAAATAAAAGATTGGAATGAAAAATTTCGTCATACTAACATCAAAGAACCTATATTAGATCTAGCAGAACGATTAACAATAGTTGAAAAACAATTAGCAAATCTTACACCGACAGCCGAACAATTGGCTAAATATCCTTCTCTGGCCGAAGCATATAACGAATACAAAATAATCGAAAGGCTAACAATTGGAAACAACAAAGAAACATAATATTCTCATTACAGGTGGTAATGGATTTATTGGCTCACAGGTGGCATTAGAACTTCACAGAAACGGGCACCAAGTTACAATTGTTGACCGTGTAAATAAGAAACAAGGCGTTCCGGGAAACATTATTGTACGTGACTATCTTGAATTCTTTAATCACACAAGAATTCAATATGATACTGTGGTTCATTTGGCTGCAGACCATCAAGTAGAGGAGAGTGTTAGCGTACCAGAAAAATTTTACACAAATAACGTCGTAAAAATGAAGGGAATGCTTGATCGCATGATTGAGCTGGGTATTAAAAATATTATTTTTAGTTCTAGTGGAAGTGTCTATGGGCGCCAGGGATCGGGTGCTCTTTCCCTAAAAGAACATATGTATTTCGATCCTGAAAATGCATATGCATCTACTAAGGCTGCAGGTGAAATGCTAATTAAAGACTATGCTCGTGCCTATGGATTAAAGTACGTAAATTTCAGATACTTCAACGCTGCTGGTGCCGATCCAGATTGCCAATTTGGTTACACACAAAGGCCGGCCACCCACGTCCTTCCAATTCTTTGCAATAAGATTTTAAACGGAGAAAAGTTTACTATTTTCGGCAATGATTATACCACTCTAGATGGAACTTGCGTACGAGATTATGTTCACGTTGCCGATCTTGCAAATGCACATCAGAAAGCAATTGAATTTCTTAATAGTGGTTTTAAGAATGAAACCTTTAATCTCGGGATTGGTGCTGGTGGTGTTAGCGTCAAGGAATTAGTAAATTACGCCTCTAAGGTGGTAGGCAAAGAACCAGTTATAGAATATGCTGGTAGACGTGCGGGAGATACAGCAAAATTAGTTGCTGATATTTCAAAGGCCAAACAGATGTTAGATTGGTATCCTAAATATAACATTGAAGATATTATTACGCATAGCTGGAATTGGGAGAACAAATTTGAAACAGTTAAATGAGATAGATTTCATGAAGAAAGTAAATAAACATCAAGAAGAATGTCTAAATATTCTTCAGGAAGAATGCGCAGAAGTAATTCAGGCGGCATCTAAAATTAAAAGATTTGGTATTGATAGTGTCCATCCGTTTGAGGAAAACCCCAAGACAAATCTTGAAAATTTAGAAATGGAACTGGGTGATGTTCTTGCAATGATTGATATGTGTAAGGAAGCTGGTATTGGATTAACTAACGAAGGTTTAGAGAAGGCTAAACAAGCTAAAAGAGACCGTCTATCACGTTGGATGAGCACAAATGTCAATACTTGATTTATTTCGCAGTAAGAAAAAACCTGAAGAACCATATCCGTCACATATGAAAGCACATCAGCATACCGGGAATACATCAAGTGTTACAGCAGGTACTGCTTCAAGCACCGCTATTCATACAACGTCTGGTATAACTGGACATTCGACAGTAACATCCGGCATTAGCGCTGGTATGTGGCTTACATCTGGCAGTGGCTACGGCGGAGGCGGTAGCCACTGCGGCGCCAGTAGTGGCCAATACATTTATACAAATCCACAATGGGTTATACCAAATACTCAATCATTTTCTTCTGTTATTACAATTTCCGGACCTAATAGTAATGAAATCGTAAGGTTAAATCGTGATGGTACAGTAGTATGGGCCAATGGTATACACGTGAACGAGGCTGCTGCTGCTTTTGGTAAGACTCTAAGCATCGGTGGTGAGCTTGCAGCCGGCATAACCGATGCCGTTAAGCGGCGTATGAGAGATGCGGTATTTGAGGAAATAATTTCAATAGCAAAAGAAAAAGGTTCCTTAACTGAAGAGGATTTGACTTATTTCTGGCAATCTGCTAAAATAGTAGATAAGTTGAAAGGTATCAGTGAATGATGACCTTACGAAAAGTTGAAAAATTAGTCGAAAATGAATGGTTGCATACTACAATGGATAATCTGGTAATTGGTGATAAATTTAGGATGACCGAACCGGGCGAAGATACACCATTCGGCACATGGATAGTAATATCTCCGCCTAGAATCATAAATGGTGCAATAGGTGTTGGAGTAGAATCAATAAAATAATGAGTGTTGAATTCTGGCAAAAGAAAATGTTTAAGTACACCCTTCGTACTTATAGAGAAAGTACATCATATAAGCGAGAAGGAAAAGTGCAATGACTGAAATTAATAACGTATACATTAGACACAACAAGATTACCGATCCAATAACCTTTAAGAAAAAGTCGGTATTTATAGTAACAGATATTGGTCTTGTGTGGCAGGCAGCGAGCCCCGGCAGTGCCAACTCAGCATACGAGCAGATTATAACCAAACGAAGTTATGCAGCGAAAAATTTAGAAGAATTCAGGAGACTATATGTTCGGAACTAACGAAATCATCGGTAAGAAATATTTTAAGGACGCACCAAAGGACAGCCTTTTTGTCACGAGTATGTTTTTCACATTGCAGGGCGAAGGGCCCTACGCAGGCATACCAGCGTTCTTCATCCGCCTTGCTAAGTGCAATCTGGATTGCTCATTCTGCGATACGTTCTTCGACGATGGCGATTGGATGACATTTGATGAGATTGGAGCAAAGATTGAAGAAACCATTGCTGAATATTTCACAACACGTAACAAAATTATCCCTACCTGGGCAATCAGTGTGCCTTTTACCGTTAAAGATGGAAAAATGGAACAAGGATCTTCTATATATCCGGGTATAGTATTGGTAATGACAGGTGGCGAACCACTACTGCAAGAAAATATTAGCAAGTTCATGCAAGAACAACTATCAGTGTTCAAAGCAGTTCAGGTTGAAAGTAATGGTATCCCCGACACGGTAGTCCCAGAAGGTGTTACTCTTGTCTGCTCTCCCAAATGTATGGAGAAGGAAGGTAAGGCTGTCAAGTATTACGCACCATCCAAAACGATCCTGGATCGTGCAGATTGCCTCAAGTTTGTAATGAGTGCAGATGCAGACAGCCCATACAATGAAGTTCCACAATGGGCACACGAGTGGAAAGCACGGACAGGCAAGGAAATCTATGTGAGTCCAATGAATGTGTATAACACATTTCCGCAAAAAATCAAGCTACTACGGGCAGAAAAAGGCAACATCACGATGGCGGAACGATCCACTGTAGATGAGAAAATTAACTTCTTCGAACCTGGTTTGTTGAATATGGAATCGGTCGCAAGAAATCACGAATATGTTGGACAATATTGTATGCAACATGGAGTTAAGATGAATATGCAGATGCATCTATTTGCAAACCTTGCTTAAGTTATTCGTTTGGTATACCTATTTGGAGATTCTTCATGAGTAACATAATGATACGTGGTCTGGCAATAGCTGCAACAGAGTTTTGTATGAATGAAGCAAAAAATGAGGCCTGGATGTGGGAAGATAAATTTGCTGAACTTATTATTAGTGAATGTATCGCAGTAAGCAAAAAAGCTATGTTAGATGAGTATGGTAAACCGATACCCGCCGATAAACTGATAAGTCTCCATTTTGGAGTCAAGTAATGAGTGATTGTTATATCAATATTAGATTTGGTGCAAGGCATTTTCAAATTCATAGAAATAATCCTTACATTACATTTAAAGTAAACGAATATTGGGTTACAAACAAACCAACTAAATGGTTTGAGATCTATGAATTTTCAGGACTAAATAAGTTCTTAAACAACTAAATGAAATACCTAAACAAGAAGAAGCCGAGAAAAAACTGGATTAAAGTTGCCGTACCAATTGCGTCCAGGGCGAAAACATCCGATGCGAAAGTATGGTGTCAGCAACAACCCGGCAATGGTAGATTCTATTGCAGTTTTTGGCTCGATTGGGAATTCGAAAGAAGCGAAGATGCATTAGCATTTAAACTAAAGTATGGATAAAATTTTCAGACAATTTTCTCTCTTTGAAAAACACGGTTATACAGTAAAATATATTTGGGAGTCAGGATGGTTAAAAAATTAATACCTTTTAATTTAATGCCCGGGTCATGGGGCCTTAAAGGTAAAACAAGAGAAATTGCTAAGGCTGAATATGAGCTCGAGGGATATGAATTAAAAAAGAAACTGCTCGAAATCAAGAGCGATGATCTTAGCGAAAAAGAACTCAAGAAGAAATTTATTGATCTTGATTTTGAATTTGGCAAAGTCGATAAGATTACACATCTTCGCATGTTGTCTAATCTCATTGAAGATGAACAACAGAAGAAGCTTGCTATGTTAGAATTAGACCTTAAAGAAGGCAAGCTTACCGATACAGAATATCAAAAACAATCAGCAACCCTCAGAGGCGAACCATGGATCACTGTGCTTAATATGGATTTCGGCGGAAAGCAGTCTTTAGAAGGTAGTTTTGAGTTAGATTGGAACGAAGCATTTGTGGATAATCTTATGAAAGAAGGATATGTAGGTCCTACACCAGATGCCATTGTTAATCAGTGGTTTATGGAGGTCTGCCGAAATATTGCTATGGAAGAATTTGATGGCACAGGCAATTTCACTGCAGATTCAGCTGCTAATCTCGAAGCAGTGAAACGTTGGAGTTCTCCAGAGCCCGACAGCACCGGCAGACGTGGTTATAAATAAGCATACCATTAGACACTTCAACAGAATTGTAATATAATACATTTATGCACACGTATCTTCTCACAGACGGACAAAATCTTTTTCATCGCCAAATCAACATGACTAATCCTGGGCTGGGATTAGATTCCGCTATCGGAATGGCACTACACATGATTCTATATAGTATGAAGAAAGAATGGAATTCATTCAATGGGACACATGCTGTATTTTTTATGGAAGGGCGTTCCTGGCGGAAAGATGTTTATCCTGATTATAAAGCCAATCGCGCAGTAGCACACGCCGCATTGACTGAAAGAGAGCAGGAAGATAAAGAAATTCTACAAGGCGCTTTCGACGATCTTGTGGATTTCCTTGATACACACACTAATATCACAGTTCTTCAAAATCCAAAGGCTGAGGCCGACGATATGATTTCACTGTGGATTGAATCCCACCCCAATGATAGGCATGTACTTATTAGCTCGGATTCAGATTTCTATCAACTTCTTCGCCACCCGAATTTGACAATTTATGATCCAGTTAAGGATATTCAGATTCGGCAGGATGGTATTTATAACGACGATGGAAAGAAATTAGCTTTTGTTGTAGATACAACTGCCAAGATCAAGGTCGGTAAACCAGATCCTGATTTTGTTGTTCCTACCGACTGGTATGAATACGCATTATTCCTAAAATGTGTTCGCGGTGACAAAACTGACAACATTTTTAGCGCATATCCTGGTGTTCGCGAAAAAGGTACCAAGACAACTGTTGGTATCCGAGAAGCGTACGAAGATAAGGGTAAGGGCTATGCATGGAATAACTTTATGCTTCAGAAGTGGGTAGATCATAATCAAGTCGAACAGCGAGTAAAAGAAATGTACGAGCGTAATCGCCTGTTAATTGATCTTTCACAAATTCCCGACAATGTCAAGACTGAATGTCTAACTATTATTGCAACTGAAATTGAACGAAAGGATGTTCCTGCTGTTGATATCGGTGTGCAATTTATGAAATTCGCAGGAAGATGGGGATTAACCAAAATTGGTAATAATGCAAATCAATTTATGCCGATGCTGAAATCTAAATATAATTCTACTATTGAGTGAGATAAAATAATGTCAATAAAACTTAAACCCATTACAGAAAAAAGTTGGTTGGTCCTTGGTGACACAGATGAAAATCGAATTGGCCTACTCACCGAAATTCGTGATCAATATGTGTTAATGGTATCGGGGGCCAAGCAACAATTTCTTAATCGAAAAGAAGTTAACAAATTCTTCAATGAAGATGTCTTTAAAAATGTAGAAGAACCGACAGTTGAAGTTGATGTTAAGAAAGACTATTTTATCAGTGGGTATCCGGTTGATTTTGATAATCCGAGTGAAGTATTAATCAAAGGTAATAAACTTCCGCTTTTTAGTAAAAAGGCAACAAGTGAAGTCTACTATAGCGCAGGATACTATTGTCTGAACTTCCCGAAGAATTGGATGCCAGCGTACTGTCCGAAACTGTCTACATTAGAAACATATGAATACACTGGCCCATTCAAAACTGAAATAGAAATGCGTGCAAGTTTAACAAAGTTACGTAAAGAAAAGAACGCTAAGAAGTAATATGGTTCTATGGTTTTCATCTGTTTGTTACAAGAGGGATGCCGCTGGTAAGATTCACCTATGGGGTATACTCTCAGAAAAAGCTAATAATGTAATTGAAGATCATATTTTCTGGGGGAGAAGCGATGCACGGGCTTATATAAGTCCCATCTGTTGGTCTTCAAGAGATTTGTATTCAAAAAAGATAAGAAAAGTAGCAGAAGGATACAAGGAAATAACGCAATCCCTGGTCGAACGTAAATGGCCCGAGTTTATGGGCGATATAGAAATGCAGATAATGATAAAGAGATTAAAGAATGAGTGAAGTAGCCAAACTAAGACAACGCCTTAAAAATATCAACCGCAATGTAACAGAATATAGGATGACTGTGGCAGAGGCGCAGGATCTTCTTACAGAAATCGACAATTTGTCAAAATTGCCAGTACAAGAAAAGCCACCCGAAGTGGCTGTTGAACACACCGTTACAATAAGAACAATGGACGGTGGTACTTTTTAATAAGGCCTTCGGGCCTTATTTTTTTACCGGCAATACGTCTATTTTTAGTCTGGGATTTTTTGCGTAGAGGCCATTGGCGGCAGCCAATGCACGCTTTTCATTTGCAAATGGTTTGATCTTTCCACCACTTTTCCATGGTTGACCATTTATTGTTATGTAGTAGTTAAATGGTTCTTCATATGCTGAAGGCTCGGGCTGATCTCCGTAGGTCTTTTCATATTCTCTGGCGATCGCTAAATCCTTCACTCTGCCTTCAGATATTTCTTGTAATCTCATAATATCCCCTTATCGTTATTATTTATCAAGAAATATTTTGATCCAATAAATACGTGTTTTTGATAAATATATGTATACTTATTGGAGAAGATAACAATGGCGAGACCAAAACCGAGTATAATTTTAGAACACGTGAATCCGAAAAATTATAAGGCTGAACAGGTGCTTGAAGCTGATTCTATTTATGCAGTTTTCTATCAAGGCAAACCAATTAACCTACGCACACTTAGTCACCTTATTTCATATCCAGGACCGAAGTATAAAAAGGTAAGTTTTTCCAATTCGGGTCATGCCTTTAACCTTGCCGAAAGATTAAACAAATTATTCAAAACCGAAGATTTTGCAGTTTATAAACTTGTTACGGGAGTTCTTTGTACAGAGAACGAAGATTAAGGTAAAGCTTCAATGAAATATTCGGGATACATTTGCCCGAATTTTCGCATAATGATACCGGCTATAGCGTTTGCTTGATTTTCAGTTTCGCTGCCGGTATTTCCATCTAAGGTCATATTTTCTGTGCGTTGTTTCCAATGCACAAGTTCATGTGCAAGTGTTCGCATAACATCAACAGGATGCCGATTTGCAGCAACTACTTTGATTGTGCCACCATTGAATACACCGAAAGAATAATCACACCCGGCAGTGGGTTCATTGATTAATTCAATTGGTGGCAACTCATTCAATTCTAACTCAATTCTGCAAAGATTAATTAAATGAGTCGTCATATTTTCCAGTAGGAAATCTTTTATTTTCATATTAGCTCTGTATTAAAAAATTCTCAAAACGCCACGGGTGACGTGGATCGGTGTTTGTTCTGAATAGTGAATTTCTATCCGATAGTGGCGTCCAATTAGTAGGTACACTTGCAATAGGTCCGAGATAGGGTCTGGCAATATTCAGAATAAATTCATATGGTAATTCTTCAGGTTCAACATAACCACGATTTGGATTCTGTATCATCCACACTATCCCGGCGAGTAGATTCGCACCTACCTGGATAGTCGTTGGCCCTTCACCCGGAAGTAAGCTTCTGGATTCTTCAATTCCTAATTGAGAACCATACCACCATCCATTCATTCCGTGTCCTAGTAACAGTACACCAAGTTCGTCAATGCCACTTATAATTTCTTCTTTAACTACACGTTTCTTATCCTGAATTCGAAGTTCTCTTCCGCGGAATTCATGGACTGATGCAATTGCTGCATCACACGGGCAATACACATAATGAACTGTAGGACGAAAAACAGGATTACCGTCTTTTGATAGTGTAAAATAGTCACTCATAGTTACGGATTCGCTGTGTTGTACAATGAAACCATTGTATGATCCGCCTTTCGGTACCCATGACTTAGCAAGAGTCGCCACGCCTGGGGATTTTAAAAAAGCTGCGTTACCGGGCCCTTCCCGGTGAACATATCCATTAGGCGGCATAGGTCTTTCATGTGTCCCCCAACCCATCTCCGAAGGTGCACGGCCTTCGGCCCAGAAACCCTCGCAAGACCATGTGTTGACAAATTCACCCTTTACCTTGGGTACATCAATCACCTGGGTGTCCCTTTCTGCAATGTGAACTACTTTTGTACCAGTACTCATCATTAATGTTGCCCACTGTTCCCTTGTCTGTGGAATATCAAATTCTAAATTCATTGCATTCGCAATGTCAACTAATGCTGCCTTTGTAAATTGACTTACCAGCCCCGGATTAGCACCATTTGTTACCAATGCAGTTGGACCTTTATTTTTCCATGGTTCAGTAATGGCGCGGATTCTTGAGTGGGTAACATATAAAGTTCTATCAGCTAATTCTGGTATTGTTTCATCTGGTTCATCGGGCCAGCGCTCAATGGAAGTATCAGTATAAAGAACACCATTTCTTAAACACCAGGTGACAATTTCAATACCGTCAATATTCAATGACAAATTGATTAGAAGGCCACCAGGTCCCACATATTTTTTTAATGTGTCTTCCATATTATCTCTGACAATTTCTTTAATAACATATTTTACACCAGTGTGACTGTATTTTTCTTGAAAAAGTTTAAGGTGATTATCTTTTTCTAAGACAGTAATCTTACGAGGATCCACCTTGATGTGTCTTAGTAGTAAAGGAAGCATTGTCTGCCCCACGCCACCGAAACCCAAGAGCAAGATGTGGCCATCGAATTGGGCCAATTTCTTACCGTCGAGATTAATGCCTTTAATATCACCTAATTTCATATTATATACCTAATTTTATATTGTACACCTAATTACATATTTATCTTAGAAGTGTAAACCTTGACTAATGTATTGTTATCTGTTACAATTACATATGAAAAGATTCACTGAGCAATTATCCCTCTGGGGTGCTATTTTGGGATCGTTACTCCTTGCCTTAAACATTTCCATTAGTGGTTGGGCATATATTCCTTTTCTTTTGTCAAATTTTGCAACAATTCACCTACTAAGAAAATCTAACGCATCAAAGGCTATAACCTACCAATCTTATTGGTTTGTTGCAATTAACGTTGTTGGTATTATCCGCTGGATTTTATAAATAGTTCATGGAATCGTTAAAGATTGCAATCTTCGCCGAAGTTAGAAATTGCCACGAAAAAGCAGTGGGTCTAACCGATGAACAATTAAATCAATTGATATTTCATCATAACAACGGTCTTAGACTTACCTTTCATGGATTTCTAATGATCAAGAAAATTTTCACTGCCTATAGCTTTGAAATGCCTGAAACCTTAAAGGCAAGACATCATTTTGGTATGTCATTGCTTTTATATCCATATTTTGTTACTTCTAAGAGATTGGTTTTATTTTCTGAAATGGATGCTATGACTGTAAAACTTTGTGGCGGAATAGAAAGATTTTTAGAAAATCAATATCAGAGCAAAATGGAAGATCGCCAACACGGATAGCTCTTGTTGACCGGTCCTGTTGACGTCTGGACATTGGTGTGCTACACTCGATTATGGGCAAACTTAAATTTGATCATCACACTACCTGGAAACGGATGTTTGTCTGGTGGCCAACGAAATGTGATATAAGCAATCACATAATATTCTTTAGATATGGATATAGGTTGAGAGTTCTTGAGTATGCAAATGTCTATGGTATAAATTTCTGGAAGATTGTATGGGTTACTTCCGAAGAATTCCTGGCAGCAAAACTAAAAGATGAACAATGGACAAGATATGAAGACTGGTGATAATCAACAATCACAGGACGCATTATATGAAGCATTGACGCTGAATCGCACCCTATGCGTGGCCACTATGCCACCATACTATGGTTATAAAAACTATGGATATGATAGGTGGTGGACAAGTGGTGTCGATATTGTATATTTAAATCAAGAGGGTAAGAAACATCGGATATATGGGCCTGCCTATATCAGCAAAAAGTATGATATAGAAGAATGGCACAAAAATGGTGTCTTTCACCGAGAGGGTGGTCCTGCAGTTCGACATAGAAAAAATATGTACTGGTTTAAGGAAGGTGTATTACATCGCCTCGATGGTCCTGCAATAGATACTGGTGGCGGTCCGAAAGAATATTGGGTTGATGGGCAACAATTGTCGCCGAAAGAGTATAAGAAAGAAATCGCAAGAAGAAATCGTAAAAATATAATAAAATGACCAAAAAATCACTTCACCAAATATTAACGCCAGTACTTGATATTATTTCCCTTGTCTATTCTCAACCAGATTTATTCAATCTGTCTGGACTAGGCATTGACGACAAACTTACATTAGCAAAGGATGATCCTAATTTTTTTATTGATAAGCTTGGATTCGATAAACTTAATATATATGATAAATCATTTGTATTATTACATTCGCGGAATAAAAAAATTCTAAACAAAGTTTCCATTCCTGAATCGGATTACAAGAAACTATCAGATGAAACATATGCCCAGCTTCTTGAAAAAGATTTTGACAAATATATTTCCAAGGAAAGATTCGACTTGCTAACCAATGCTTATCAGAACCGTGTATTTTTGAACAACCCCGAATGGGTTATGTTGAATGCTGGTGAGATACCAAAATTGACCAGGGACAATTTATCTGCACTTGCAGATAATAATCGAGCATTCGTAGATACTTATATAAAAGAGTTCACAGGTCTGTGCACAGATGCGTATTTCTGGATCGATATGATAAAGCACAATTGGTGTTATGCCAGTATATTTTTGAAAAATACAAAATATGTAGCGACAAAAACAGATGTACGGGTTGTCTTCAGAGAATATCCATTGCTTATCAAAGAAATTGACAAAGACATTATTGCTAATTCAAAACTTAGCATTAAAGAATGGATCCTAATGATGGATTCTGTTATCGAGAACAATAAAGATAAATTTAAAGATTGGAACTTTTCTGATGATCTTATAGAGATATTTAGATTAGACCTTATGGCTGAATTATTAAATGGGAAATCCAAACTCTCAAAGAGATTTCAGAATGCAATGAAAAATGTGTTTGATGAAAATGAATGATGAGGACATAACAGCATTATCTCTTAAATATCAATGCAGAAAAACGTGTATAGGAAAGATATTTGTGGATAACGGCCAGGCAGTTGTTATTTTAGATGAAAATAATAATGTTATCAACGAGGAAGAATTTAGAAGAAAAGTTCGTGACTATATGAAAACAAAGATAATAAATGAGATAGCAGGCTTGCCAGTAAGGGAAAGCAGTGTCTGAAGAAATGATATATCTGGCCTTACGATATAAAGCCAGTTATCAGCCTGGGTATATCTACTACAGGGACAATGACAATATGGTTGTTGAAATTTACACAATCGATGGTAGAAGAATACCGTCGGAAGAGCACATCAGTGTGCGTGTACAGGTAATAAAGATGAGACAAATGGATAAGGCGAGGAAACAGAATGAAAAATCCACTTAAAACATTTTACAATTATCGAAGTGCCATCTTCTCATAGCTGATGATTTACCCATCTTTCCGCAATGAGGGCATGTAATAGACGGCCTATTATTAGCAGCATCTTTTATTTTCTGCAATGATTCAGGTGTATGAGTTTTACCGAACATATGATTATTTTCTCCTGCATGGGAATCACTATTTTTCTTTTTATGTTCTTCGGTCTGTTTCTTTCCCCGTTTAGTATTGCTTAGTTTAACTTTTGCTTCGCTAGACATAGGTTTACCGTAATTGATATTTCTTTCTCCCTTATGCGAATCGCTCATTTTCTGTTTCCATTCTTCGGAAAATGATTCTCTTTTAATACCTGCTGTATGAAATCTACAATTTAAATGGCAATATTTATTTAAACACAATTCGTTTTTAATATTTTTATCTATTAATTGCTGTTCAAACAGATAACATTTATCATAATCTTTATCTTCTATTAAAATACTAAATTCGAAACTACCCTTACCGTATTTGTTGATAAGTCGCTTTATGTATTTTGATGATGTAAAATAATGAACCCACAGATCTTCTTGAGGCGTTCTGTTTAACATAACATTTCTATACCGTGATCCGTAATAGAACTGATTGGTAATTTTATTCTTAATTAAATAGGTGTATGCTAAATACATAGCTGATGCTCCTTATAAGCGTTAGAGTAGTTGGGGACGGCAATCCCGCGAACTACACTTATTTATCGTATTTCTTGACAATTAGTTAATTAATTTGTATAATACTATAATGAAAAATCCATTAAAAGTTCTTGAACCTAATTTACTTGGGTCCGACTATGTCATAGGCGATCTTCACGGTTCGTTCTCGGCGTTTAAAAATCTCATTCAGAATCTGAATTTTAATTCCGAATCTGACCGCATTATTTCTGTGGGAGATTTGGTCGACAGAGGACCAGACAGTTTAAGTTGCCTATCTTTGATTCGTGAACCGTGGTTCCACTCTGTATTCGCTAATCACGAACAATTGATGGTTGCAAAATTTAAAGGCGAGCTCAGGGGACAATACTGGTACCCGAATGGTGGTCATTGGGGTATGGAAGCATATAACGACTATAAGGCCGTTTATATTGACCACGACTCAAACCGTATACCATCTGATCATAGCATGGAAGTTATTGATCTATTACCGCTTGTTGAAGAACTACCTTACCTTATTACCGTAAATACAAAGAGTGGTAAAAAATTCCATGTGTTACATGCCGAGCTACCGTCTGGAACACTGGTAACGGATGAGGTATTAACTGATCCAGAAAAGGTCTATCGGTTAGCTACTATTCAGCGTGGTGATGGAGATGCATTCTTATGGTCAAGGAATATCTACCATGATTTCTATTCTCGCAACCTAAGTAACAAGGAAATGAATATCCAACGAGTGTCTGGCCCAAGCCTGAGTATGTTTAATAAAAACCTTTCTCATATCATTTCGGGTCACACTATTGTGCAAAAGCCGCTGACTATTATAGCGCAAACTAACATAGACACAGGGGCCTACGGATCCTATTGGAAACCTGTGGAACCCTATGCAACCGGTGGCCAGTCACCTCAACCGTGGGCAGGGCTGACCTGCGTAGAGTTGGAATCCTGGAAGTTCTATAAAGCAACGGAATCCAATTTTAGCGAAGTGGAACCCGTTGTAATCACAGAAGAAGATCTTAATGGACGTTTATTTCCCCGAGTATAAACATGTCGGATTATCTGGGTATACCTATTCGCCTATATTCAAGGACGGTAAGTGGTATCTTTATGGGAAGATGCAGCCACTTACCTTATTGGAAATAGCATTTTTATGCAAAATACCCGATGAAGAACTAACTGCACTGAAGCTAAAATATGGCGGGTAATTACCGATTGACTGCTATCATAATACTGCTATAATAACGCAAAGGTAATAAAAAATGAGATATCTTCTTGCGACACTTGTATTAATGTTCATTGGTTTAGCATTTGCATTGTGGAATGATGTAAAACATCCAATAGTATGCACAGAATCTGTGCGTGTAGAGAAAATACTCAAGGTGTCTTATCGGGATGCCCTGATTCAGCTGGCGAATGGGCAAAAAGTATGGATCAGTCAAGGTAATGTGGAGCCGGACGATCTTTACTGTACCAAACATGAAAAGAAATGAGTATTATGAATAAACAGATTTGGGAAAATGTTCGCTGTATCCAAAGTTCGGATACAAATGTTCGCAAATACGTTTTTACCAACGAAGGTGAACGTGGCGCCGTGGCTGAGGCTGTACTGTACAAATATCCAACATATGAAGATCGTACGGTTGTCTGCTGTTCCACACAATCGGGTTGCCCAGTCGGTTGCCGTTTCTGTGGTACTGGTGAATTCTTCATTCGCTCCCTGACTGGTGAGGAAATCGTGGCACAGGTTCAACACCTGTTTGCTGATCAAAATATCGATCCTGCTAAAGTTAATCGTATGCAGATCATGTTCATGAGCATGGGTGAACCACTACTGAACAAACAAGGATTGACCTATGCCATCAAAGAGCTTAATAAGCTATATCCTGAAGCTGCACTGTTGATTTCAACTTCTGCACCGGATGTGGATTATGGATGGGTGAATGATTTATCTTGGGAAGTTCCAAAAGTTGGACTGCAATTTTCCGTACACGAAAGCACGGACGAAGCTCGAAACAAATTGATTCCTTTTCAAAAGAAGCTAAATTTGAATCAGATTGATAAGAAAGGTTACTCTTGGTATCTGACAACAGGTCGTCAGCCCTTCTTCAACTATTGCGCCCATGAAGGAAACACTTCGGAAGAAGATGCGCAAAGGTTGCTTAAACTGTTTGATCCGAAGGTCTGGCAGGCAACCATCTCCGTCATTTGCGAGCAGGATGAATCTGTAGCGGCTGCCAATCAACGTCAACGGCAGCTTGCACAAGATTTTATGGAAAAGCTGATGCTCCGTGGTTTCTCTACACGATGCTTCGATCCTGCTGGGCAAGATGACATTGGTGGTGGTTGCGGTCAACTGTGGTATGTGCAAGACTATGCAAAGAATCATCCGGAATTGACCCGCAAATCTTGTGGAGCCGGGCTTTCAAAAGTTCATGCTCCGCGAGTCATTGAAATTATGGAAGTTAAATAAGGAGAAATGCATGAGTATCTTTCTAATTATTTATATCATTAGCACTATTGCTTCTCTGCCATTAAGTCTAATGGCTGAAAAATCTTCACGTGGATATGTCACAGTAGGTAAGTGTGTAGTCTTTGTGTTTCTATCTTTTGTTCCAATTATGAACTCGGCCCTTGTGATTACGGCTGCTTTTTATCTATTGATAAATTTAGAAAAACTCGAAGAATTTATGAGTAGAAAAATATGGTAATGGAAACATTGTACCTTAGTCGCCGTAATTTAGAAGCTTTGCTGTCAAAACTTGATAGAAGGGCGGCTGGTGAAGAGACGCGTTGTACTATTGAGAAATATAGGCAACCAAGTTCACATTATCAGCAAACAATGGATTTCATCAGTGTTGTTGCTGTGGAGGATGATGAATATTACAATTCGCAAGGTAGACATCCCGGCGAAATGCATCCATCCGACGAGGCAAACCTGACTAATCCTATTAAAGTGTAGTATAATAAAATTTAAGGTGAATAAAAATGAATAGCAAAATTAAATATTGGTTTGCAAGAAATGGTTACAAGGTTACCTGGTTTATTGTTGGATGGTGTGCACTTGCTGGCGTCAATGCATTGTTTGCCGGTCACCTTTTGTCTGCTTTGTTTAGTTTTGGACTCGCTTATCTAAATTATATCCTTGGCTCCAAGTAAGAGAAAGAATAAGATGCATTGGGTATTACAGGAAAATCTGTTTAAGGAAACTGAGTGGGACAATCTCGTTTTCACACTTGAGCGCTTTGACATTCCTTATTCGGTGCATAAAGTGATCCCGTTCATTGGTGAATTGGTGCCGCCTGCCGAACCAAAGCAAGACAAGGTGATCTGCTTTGGCTCCTACTCCATGCGCCATACTGCAAAGGCAAATGGTTGGAATCCAGGTGTCTACGACCTATTTGACCAGAACTTCACAGTGCAGCTACAGCATTGGGGCGACCTTATGCTCAATGCTGACAGTAAGGTTGTGAAGTTCAAGGACGCGGAAATCTACGAGGATACGTTTATCCGACCCACCGACGATTCCAAGTACTTTGCTGGAAAGGTCTTCGAGAAGGAAGAATTCTGGGAGTGGAAGCGTAACGTCTGCGTGCTCGAGCTTGACTATGGTAATAGCCTGACGCCGGACACGATGATACAGCTTGTCACACCCAAGAAGATTTATGCTGAGTACCGCATCTGGATTGTTGACGCACAAATTGTGACTGCTTCACTATACAAGCGCGGTGACAGAGTCATCTATTCATCAGATGTGGATAAACACGTCTTGCGCTTTGCCCACGACGTGATTCGGCATGGAGACATAACACTGAGCATGGGGACATCTGCCTGGCAACCACATCGAGCCTATGTGTTGGACGTGTGCGAGACCCCAGATGGAATGAAGATTGTTGAAATCAATACCATCAACAGTGCTGGTTTCTATGCGGGCAACGTGACTGATATTGTTATGTCTTTGGAACAAATGGAAAGACTGAGATGAAAAGAATTACTATGACCTTTAGTGTGATTGTTGATGATGAGCCAGAGTGTAATGGTCAAAAGATTCCTTTTGACAAAATGACTCACAGTCTATACGAACATATCTGTGAGTGGGAATTCAACGAGCATGGCACGGTAGAAATCGAAAATGAATCTGTTGAAGAAAATATCGAAATCGGCGATTAAGGAAGAATAAAATGGAAAAAGAAGAAAATTATCTATATAATCTAATCAAGGGAGACCTTGTGGATGTGAAGATGTGGACTAAACATGTGCCAGTTGAAAGTGGTGCAATTGATCAACTTCGTAGTATCACCAAGTTACCCTTTGTATTTAAACACGTCGCAGCAATGCCGGATGTTCATATCGGTACTGGTGCCACGGTGGGCACTGTTATGGCAACCAAGAGTGCTGTCATTCCTGCGGCCGTGGGTGTGGATATTGGATGTGGTATGATTGCATGTCGCATTAGCCTGAAGGCTGAAGACCTGCCTGATAGCCTTCATCGCCTGCGTTCTGAAATCGAGACCATGGTCCCGGTCGGGATGGATGAACATACCATCCCGCGCCTTAATGGCAAAGGTCATCAAGAAACTCGCACGGTACTGAACAACCACTTTAAGCAATTAAAGAAAGGGTTGGATGCAATCGAGGCAAAACATCCTGCAATCGGCAAGATGGTAAAGAATGCAGAAGAAAAGGCTTATCGTCAGCTTGGATCGTTGGGCGGTGGCAATCACTTTATTGAGTTATGTCTGGATGAAAACAACGATGTGTGGATCATGCTGCACAGCGGTAGTCGCGGCATCGGTAATGCTATCGGTCGTTACTTCATTGAGCTTGCACAAAAGGATATGGAGAAAAACAACATCCATCTTCCTCACCGTGATTTAGCATACCTGCAAGAAGGTAGCCAATATTACGATGATTATGTTGAAGCAGTAAGCTGGGCGCAGGAATATGCTCGTCGCAACCGTGATGCTATGCTGGAACTGGTTATTGCTGCGATGACTCGTTTCTTACCTGTCTTTAAGGTTACCAAAGAAGCAATTAATTGTCACCATAACTATATAAGCGAGGAAACTCACTTCGGCGAGGATGTAATTATTACCCGTAAAGGTGCAGTAAGTGCACAAGCCGGTGAATATGGCATTATTCCTGGATCGATGGGTGCAAAAAGCTTTATTGTGCGCGGCCTGGGTAACACTGAATCATTCTGTTCGTGCTCGCACGGTGCTGGTCGTAAGATGAGCCGGGGTGCTGCCAAGAAGCATATTACGCTGGAAGACCATATTAAGGCCACCGAAGGGGTAGAGTGCCGAAAGGACGAGGGCGTGATTGATGAAAGCCCTGGTGCATATAAGGAAATTTTAGATGTCATGCGATCACAGGAAGATCTTGTCGAGGTTGTCCATACTCTAAAACAGGTTTTATGTGTTAAAGGGTAAGCTGATTGTATATATGCACACAGAAGAGAGATCAATATGTTAGTCGACTACAAAGACGAAAGTTGCCATGACAAACCACTATGGCTTATTTATGGCCATGACTCTTTTCCATCTATCCTTTGCTGTAAGCTAAATTTAAAACTGCATGGATACACGGTTATCTGGGGATATAGCATTTATCGCCGTTCTCCAGGGTTTAGGACGCTTGGCCAGGCTGTCGACACTTGGATTAACAAAGGCAAATCGACGCACGGATACTCGCTCTATGAATTCTATGATAATCATGATGAGGCGATCGAGAGAATTCGTGCTCTAACAACACCAAAAATCTGACATGATTAAGATTGAGATTCTGGAAGATGCTGATGTAATACGTCATGATGATTGGTGCAGACCTTTACAACTCGTGTCAATGTCTGGCGGGCATGGAGAAGGGTATTCTTTCAGATGTCAATATAGTGGTTCACCTGAAAATAATGTAAAGTGGATTAAGGTCAACCAGGTACTCGGTAAGGTCTGGTTTGGCAAGACCGTACAAGAATACCATAAGGCAGTTTCCGAATATCACACCTTTGAGTTTGTAAGAGGAAATATTCCAGACTCTCATATTTTAAAAAGTGGAGATTATTAATGCACCTTTGGAGTAAGAAAACTAATCTATATCTTTTTACACCAGATGAATATAATAAATTACCAGATGGTATTGAATTAGAAGATATTAATGGTGATAAGTTAATTAAAGGCAAGGATTACATCGATATGGATGTACGATTTGGTCACATCGCTTATGGTGTTAGAGATCCAATTAATCATCCTGAATCATCGCTATTTACAATATTCAAGTTGACCGGATGACTATACCGGTTGACCTTAATAAATCGACAACATACAATAGTAGTAATTAGGAGATTACGATGATCGCACTATTGGATATTTTTGTAACAGTGATTGCAATATTAATTGTTGCACTTTTCACTACCCAGGTTTTGATTCCATTTATCATGGGAACACCGTTTTTTCCGCAGTTCCGCAAACTTACTCCGATGAGAGCAGAAGTTGCGGCGGCGGAAAAGGAACTCACGGAGAAAACAGAACTTGTTCTGCTCCAAGAGCAATTAGATGAACTTAACCGCCGTAAGGCAGAATTGGAAGGAAAAAATGTTAGCCACACCTAAACGAATCATTGCTGCTGTCAGCGCAGCTCTTGCGTTCTTTGTTGTTTTGATTATTTTGCCGATGCTTGTTGAAAATCTTGATGCAAAAAACATCATGGTTATTCAATCGCCTATCTCTGGTAAACTGAATGTTTACACCGATCAGGGCTGGAAATGGCAAGGATTTGGTAAAGTAACAATCTATAAACGCCGAGATCAATTTAGTTTTAGCGCCCTTAAAGATCAAGGTCATCCCATCGATGAATCCATTATCACTCGTTTCAATGACGGTGGTCACGGCAACATCTCTGGCACTATGAACTGGGCAATGCCACTGAAACCGGAACAAATCATCGCACTACACAAGGACTTTGGTTCAACTGAAGCTATTGAGCAGCAGCTGATTCGCACAACGATGCAGAAAGTCATCTACAACGTCGGTCCCACAATGAGCTCAACCGAGAGCTCTGCCGAAAAACGTCCGGAGATCCCGAAGTATATCGATGACCAACTTGTTAATGGCCCGTATTTGACAAAGACAGTCCAGCAAGTTGTGAAAGATCCGATTACTGGTCAGGATAAACAGATGGCAGTTGTTCAGATTGCTATCGATGATAAAGGTCAGCCGATTCGTGAATCGAGATCGCAGATCAGTGAATATGGTCTGGTGCTCCAGCCTGTTTCCATCGGTGAGATCAAGTATGACGACGTTGTTGAGCATCAGATCAAAGAGCGTCAGAACGCAACC